TGTTTAACTAATGGTATATCTAATTTATTATCATTGTACACTCTGTAATGGTCATGAAATACCTCACCATCTAATTCATCCACAACCCCATCTACATATGGATTGTTATCAAATACATAGTTTACAGCTTTAAATGGATTTTCCCAAGTTCCCCAATGGTCTTTAATATTACCAAAGAGTCTTTCAAGTAAACTTACTGAAGGTACATATACTTTACAATTTGGATACTTCTCTTTCAACAAACGAGGCATTGATGATATTATTGCCCAATCACCCAATCCGTGTGCTGTTCTCATGACCATAAACTCTTGTTTATCTAAATACTCATCGGGTATCCGTAATCCCTCTGATTCTTCAAATCCCAAAGATTGTACTTCAGATACAGGATGTAATCTATTATCTATGATTCTCCAAAATATCATTGTGAATGTTTCCCAATGTCAATTCTATTCCAAATTCTTTCGTGAAAATAAAACATAACCATACCCGTAACATTCATTATTATTGCATTCCAAAATGGAACTTCGGTCATACTTAATGCCAATATAATCCAAGAATTGGTAAATGCTATAACTCTCCAACTAATAGACTTCTTGGTTGAACGACTTCGTGTTTCCTTGAACATCACCAACTCACTTCCCAATCTTTAAATTCAGCGGCTATACAATCTACTTTGTAATCTTTTCTACCTTCATTATCTACTTTATCTTGTATTATATTTTTTGCTGTATTTCTTATTCCGTTTAATCCGTGAGTTAATCCAAGATTACCATCACCTTCTCCAGCTCGATATTTGGTTTCATTGTGCCATATATGTAAATTCATTTGAGATAACACTACTACTGCCCTAATGAGTTCTCCCAAGTTAGAATAATCATATTCTTTTTCTAAACCCAATTTATTTAAATCATGAACTATGTCTTTAATCTCTTGGGCGTATTCTTCTTTATGTTCTGATATAAACACCTCTTTTAATTGTATAATAGAAAGTCTATCTATCAGTTCTGCTATCGTTGGTAAATATTTTCTCATCCTCTCCTCACATTCAATTCTTTACTAAAATTCTCTTGATAAAATTTATTCTGTTGTATTTGTTTTTTTCTTGTCTTTGGATGATACAAAGATAGTTCTTCATGTGGTGGTAGATGTGAATATGTTTTACAACCAACAATGTGTTCATGAAGTGGTCTTGTCCATCTTATATCTTTGTGGTTTCTAAAAACTCTTGCCTGATAATCAGGATAATTTACCCAACCTTTTTCTGTCATTCTCCACCCATATCTTGCAACATCATTTTGTGTAAAACCCTCTACTGTATTTACTCTTGGTATCCAAACCAAATCCACATCATTCATTTCTAATATTTGTTTGAGTTGTTGAAGTAAAACCTCATGTGGATACTCATCGGCGTCTATGTGAAATATATAATCACCTGTTGATTTTTCTATAACTGAATTCTTATGTTCTGCAAAGTTACCATCGAGTTTTCTATGATACACTTTGATGGTTTTCATATCATCATGACCATATTGTTGAACCCAACTCGTAATGACTTCTTGTACTTTTTCATCATTACCATCAACACAAATAACAATTTCATCTTCAGAATCGGTTTTGTGTACTAATATCTCTAATAACTTATTTAGTTCTTCGTGTTCATTGTAGACCGTAATACCATAACTAATTTTCATTTTCAGCTCTTTGACTCTCCATTAACAAAATTTTATCCTTTGGAAGTTTTATTGGTTCATAATAAACAGAATTTTTTCTTGCCTGTTCCCAATTATAACTCCTAAACTCTGCCTTTTTTCCTGCTGGTGTATTCACTACTTTTTTATACAACACATCAGTTGCACCATATGTTCCAATATATCTACTTTTAATTTTTACTTTATAAATTTCATCCTTTAAAGACACAATAGATACCCATCCTATTTCACTTAAAAGATTCCAAGCCTCGTCTTTATTCGTAAAGATAGAAATATTAGATTTCTCTAACTTTAACCCATTTATGTAAAATTCCGTCTTACCACTTTTTAATTTTTTTTGGTACTTATTGTTCAATACCAAAATAGTAGTTGTTCTTGGTTGTTTAGTTTTATCAACTACCGATTGATATCTGAATGAAACTATATCACCAGGTTCAAGTGTATTCCAATTTGTTCCAATCTTAGGCATTAGGTTGATCCACAGTTATTCCCATATCCTTACAAGCCTTTAGAAATTCATACTGACCATAAGATTTTGCGTTCTCTACATCAAGTTTTTCTGTGTAATACTTACCATCTTCACCAGGAATCGGATAGTCTAATTGTTCTTCTTGCTCTATCTGAACGACTTGTGCGTATTTCCAACACCAAGAATCAGGTTTCCCTTCAGGAAATATTATTCCCTTTTGTCCCATATTGACCACCGATGGATACCAATATATTTTTCTTTCCTCATCAAAGTATTTTAAATCATTAACAAGTCTTGATGAATTTTCAATCTGATTTAAGTTATCTTCAGTATAAATACTATTACTCATAAATCCACAATTAAAACACATATATGATTTAAATGTTTCTTGTATGTCCTCAAAACATGCATCTTGGTCATAACATACTGGACAATCTATTACTCTTTCCATTATACACTCACCTTTTTTAGTTTTGGTAATTTCATTTTTTGTGGTGGTGGTGTATCTGAACCTACCTTTTTAAGTTTTGGTAGTTTTAAATCCACTTTCTTTGCTGGTGCTTCAAAATTAGGTAAATGTTTATCAAGTATTTCTTCAAACTTCTTCGTCATAGCGTCAAGTGAGAATTTAGTTTGGTTCATTATTGATAATTTTTTACCCTTGACCATATGTTTATCGTAGTTTTCAAATACATCCTTTAATACTTTTGATGCGTAATTATAATTTACGGTAAACCACTTAGTATCTTTTACATGCAATCCTTTCATCAAAGAGTCTGGTTTTACATCATTCATCCCACCAGGTAAAAGTATAGCACCATCCTTAGTTAAAAAGTCTGTTTGACCACTCCAATTTGGAGCTATGACTGGTTTTCCACTTAATGATGCTTCAAGTAGTGGACGACCAAATCCCTCTCCATGAGTAAATGAAACATGAGCCTTTATTTTTGGATGATTATACAATCCATTCATCTCGTCATCCGAAAAGTCTCCGTGTAACAAATACACACTTGGTAGGTTACCTTGTACGGTTTTTGTAATCCTATCTATTTTACCAAGTATATCTTCTCTGTCAAGTATACTTGGAGTCGCACCACTTGTTTTTAATACCAAGGCTGGTTGGTCTTTTTTGTTTTTAAAAGTTTCACAAAATGTTTTTATCAACATCCCTAAATCTTTTCTATCATGTCCCAACTCACCTTGTAACCAATGTCCTACAAATAAAAACGAAAAATCTTCTTTTATGTTTAATAATTCTTCGTGTAGTGGTTTAGAGAATTCTTTTGTCTGTTTGTATATGTCCGTATCGGCTCCCTCAAATAAAACCTCTACTGGTCTTTCAAGTCTGAGTTGTCCAATAACTTGTTTAGTCTGTTCATCATGTTTATCAAATACAACAGGTTCAATATACTTCTTGATAAATTTAGCAGGAACTATATTGAGATTCATTCTATTCATTCCCTCTACCCAAATTGGTGGTGTAATAGTTGTTTCCAATCCAGCAGTAATACCAATATTGTACTTTCCTAATGGTTGAAATTCATTTGGAACAACAATATGAATATGAATATCTGGTTGTCTTTCCATATTAGGTTGTCCCAATAATCTTTCTATAATAGGAGTGTCCTTTGGATTATTTTCTTCAAGAGCGTTTTGTGCAGTTGCACCCCAACGGACAGGCCAAATTTTAACATCAAATTTATCCATATCGATTAGTGACCTACATATATCTCTACTATGAGAACCATATCCACTTCTTGTTCCTACTGGTGCTGTAACTAAAACCAATGGTCTATAACTCATTTTTTATCCTTTTCTTCGTGATGTTTTTCTACGAGTATTTTTTCTTTTAGACTTTTTAACTCGTCTATCGTCACCGCTTCTTTTATCACCTACGATGAATCTTGTTACATCATCTATGACTTTAATAAGCTTATCTACGCCGTTCATTTAATTTCTCCTTATACTACTTTATGTAAAGTAAATCGTTTTCTTGGTGTCCACTTTTCCCATGCCTGTTCCATATCATGGATAAACCTCTGACACATATTCTTACAAGACATTCCAACTTCGTCTTTCAACATCCACTCTCTACCTTTCTGTCCTGCCTCTATTCTTTCTTCTCTTGGTGTATCGTACCATTCTTTAATTTTATCTGCAACATCATCGAATCTACATCTGTCATCGAAAATATATGGTGTTGGTATTGAACCTTGTAAACTACGATTAGACGGCCATACTGGTTTTACCCACTCACCATGAGTCAAATCAGGATTATCTTTCCATTTTTTATCATCGTGGAATGATACGATTTCCGTATAATCTTCGTGTGTAACATGCTTACCTTTTAATTTAAATCCACATTGGTCTTGTAATCCACCTGTGACATTAACAATAATAGGTGTTCCTGTCATTATTGCTTCTGCTGTTCCTAATCCAAATCCTTCATTAGATGCCATATTAATCTGAATATCTGCTATATTATAGAGAAAATTAAGTTGTTTTTCTTCTAACTTCTGATTTGAAAATATAACATCATACTCAGGACACATTTCCTTTACTACCTGAGTCAAATCTGTTCCATTATTATCTATTGGTGCAGTGTGCATAATTAATACACATTTTTTTGCCTTCTCTTTAGGTAACATATCACAAAATGTTTTGTAAGCCATAACAACATCACTTGGAACTTTCCTACGAATATTTCTGTTGTTCCAAAATACTATAAACTCTTTATCACCCCTTGATAAAACAGTATTTCTAAATTCCATCATTTCTTTATGCTCATCCACTTGAAGTTCACTAATTGGATAGAATTTTTCATCATCAATTCCATGTGGAATGTATGTACAATCCCAATCTGTTCTTGGTTTCTTTTGTGCCACTTGATTAACAATATTTACCGTCTGTTTTGATATGTTCATAATTAAATCAGAAGATTCATAAAAGAACTCATTGTATCTTGGATATGGTAAATCATCCCAAATATTATAATAAAATATAGGAATGTTCTGTCTTATTTCATGTTCCATTTGATACAACCAAGTCCAAAATCTTGGGTCCGTGTAATGAAGCACTGCATCAGGTTTTTCTATATTTATCAAACTCCTTAATAACTCTTGATTTCCATAACCACTTATTGGATAAATTTTAAGATATGCATCTTCTACACCAGTTTCTTTACGAACTGAATCATTCATATCCACCACCTTGCCTTCTTCAGGATGTTTAATTGCACCACCTGCTTGAACCCAATCATATTTATCTATTGTTCCTAATACAAAGTTTTTAGAAACTGTACCAACCCCACTTGACATTCTTAAATCATCTGAGAGTAACAAAATCTTCTTTTTAGACATATAACCTTTCCTTATAACTTAAAAATTACTACCACTTATTTGTAGATAATCGTATTCCACAATGGATTTTTTGTATTCTTCGTCTTTTAAATACCTGTCCATTGACCTATTCACTAATTTTTGCAATGTAAATTCTTCATTTAAAGCCACACCTTTAAATTTTTTATACAAATCGGTTATAATTTTAACCGAAGTGAGTTTTGTTTCACTTTTCATTTTAATCTCCGTATATATGTATATATAAATATCATATCAATCTAAAATCACTACCTTTTTTTTCAACTTTTGTGCATGTTCAATGGTGTCTAATGTCCCTCTTGAATTATAATTGTTTGGAATAAATGCAACTATATAATCACTATATTCTGCTATCTGTTTATTTCTATCAAAAAAATTGGTAATGTGGTATGGTTTTCCATAGTGATTTTGTTCTAAAATACAATGTTGATTATACTGATAATGTCTTGGTGGAAATTCTACATATTTCATATCGAACTCTAATGCAAATTTTTTGGCGTAACCATCGGCACCCTTTGGTTGTCCACCACTTACTATCTCAACCTTATCATTAAATTGTTGTTTTAATTTAAATACAAATTCTTTTATCTTTCTTTTATTAGTATAGGTTCTCGCTCCTACTATACCAATTCGTTTCATTCTAATCCTCGTAGTCGTTTCTCTTTTGTTTTCTTTTTGGTTTTTCTTGTTTTGATGGTTTTTCGGATGTTATAAATTCTAAACAATCTTCAAAATTCTTTAATCCTTTAAAAATACAGGTCAATCTATCTTCGTCTCCAACAAACCTAAATCTATATGGATATCCTTCTTCTATATCATCTTTGTGAATAATATCATACCAAGTAAATTGAGAGCGGTCAATATCTCTGTTCGGTCTTATTGTTGTCTTATAGTGAAGCAAACTTTCATACTTTTCCATAAAGGATTTTAACTCCTTAGATGATACTTCCCCCTCATCGTACCATAACTGAAGCTTAAAAGTATGAGACTTTGTTGCCTCTTTTATTTTATTAATTACCAATGACTCATATTCTGTATTGATGAAATCAGATAATTTGAGTCTTAGTGCATATATTCTTCCTGTCGCCTTTGCCATATTAATTCTCCATCTTAATAATAAGTATTATAAATCTTTACATTTAGTAAACGATTTACATTTCTTTTGAGGTGAACACTTTTCGTAATCATGTGGGATGATATTCCCATCCTTATCATAACACTCATCCATAAACGCCTGTAACCTTCTGTTGACTTTATTGATGGATGGTGTTCCATTTGCTGGTATGAAAGTTTGAATTCTCTTTTGTGGAAAATCTGTATTTTCGTATAACTTTCTTTTTACTATGAAATACTCAATATCAATTCTATCCATAGGAATATCAAATTGTTTAGAGTAAAATTGTTTATATAAAAGTAGTTGGTCTGTTTTATTCTTGTCGGCCTTTTGGTATTTATTCCAACCCCAAGTTGATGTTTTTATATCAATAATCTTAATTCTATTCCTAACCGTATCCTTGATAATCAAATCAATAAACCCACGAAACTTTAAGTTGTTTGGTAAATCATAACTGAGTGGTGTTTCTATACCTGCTAATTCATATCCTCTTTTACTAAAATATTGATTTCGTTTCTTCTTAAAATAATCGATTATCTTTAGTCCATCATTATAAAATTCTAACATCTCACTTTTAGTACAGAATTCTTCTCCACCATTCTTGAGTTTGATTTCCATAAAGATTTTTTTCATTCTATCTTCGAGTTCTTCCTCAAGAAGTAATTTGTCTGCCTCAACGATACTCTCAGAATACATGACCTTTAGGTATTCTTGTAATACCTCGTGCATGGCCGTACCAAACATTGTATAGATATTATCTGTGAATGGTATTGCCTTATCCACATAGGTCAATTTCCAAGAATATGGACATTGTTCCCATAGTGCAAACTGACTATATGATATTGATTTTTTCTTAGCCATTTAATTTTTGAATAACAGATTGTTTTGGTAGTGCACCTACAAACCTATCTACTTCTACTCCATTTTCTTCAATTACCGTAGTCGGAACTGACCTAACATTGTATTGTTGAGCTAATCCCTTATTCTCGTCTACATCAAGAATCTGAACTGAATGTCCTTCATTCAATACTTCGTTCATTACTGGTTTAAATGCTTTACAAGGACCACACCAAGTGGCCGTAAAATATTTTGCTGTTCTCATTTTAATCTCCTAATCCATCCACTTTCCGTGTGTAAACAAATGCCAGGTTCGATGTTTTAATATTTCCCACATCAATCCTATATATGATTCTGATTCATAGAATCCTACTTCACAATCATATCTATACATTATTTACCCCACTTTCCGTTTTTAACGATTGTTGCCATAATACCATAGTTTGAAACATCAAGATAAGCATCTTCCATAGGTTCACCTTCTACGGCGTTTCCTCTGTTACCCATAAGTAAAGTTTTTAACCTCTGTATCTTATCGTTCATTCTGAACCACAAACCCGTAAGTGATAAATGTATCTCATCAGGTGTTTGTAATTGTGTTCCAACACTTATATTACCTGGACCGTAATCGTGTTGTTTGTGTAAGAACAATTCGTATTGTTCTCTTTGTAATCTTTTAAATTCTTTGGTCATCTCTGGCCACTCTTGTTCCATTAATGTTACGATGTCGCCGTGGTCATCTGTTAAATAAGAATTTACTTCTTTTTTAGTTTTTGACTCTTTGATTGCCTCTGGCATATTATCTCCTTATCTATACTGGAATTTACGAATAATTAATGTAAAAGTCAAGTGATTTTATCAACTATTCCGTATTCTAAACATTCTTCTGCCGTCAAATAGGTATCTGATTTAGAAACTTCTTCCCAAAATTTTTGGTCTTTACCTGTAACCTCTCCAAGTATTCTATTTATATTACTTTGTAATTTTTTCAAGTGGTCGGCTCCTTTTAATACATCTGTCGTTTTACCTGCTTCAAATGCCGAACCTTCGTGAACCATCACCGTAGAATTTTGTGTCATAATTCTCTCACCAGTTCCACATGATAATATAACAGCGGCTGCTGACATACAAGCACCATAACAATGTGTATTAACTTTTACAGGTAAAGTTTTGAAGTAATCAATTATTCCTAACATAGAATAAACATCACCACCATATGATGAGATTATTAAATTTATATCTCGACCTTCATTATGTTGAATAAAATTATCAAATCTCGTCATTACCGCGTATAATGTATCTTGTTCTATTTCATAGGTCAAATACATAGTATTAGATTTTATATTGATACCCCATTCTAAATTTTTAAATAATAATTGTGTTTTTTTATTCATACCTGGCATGTCTCCATAATTAACTTTTAAGATTGCTGAATCCGTCATCATATTTCCTTTTTCTTAAAGACAAAAACAGGTTCGTATTTATAACCTGCCCCCATCACACTCGATAATGTTAATTGTAAGGTATCCTCTTGGATAAAACCCAACTCTTTGGAAATCCTTACGGTTTCTTCTTCTATAAATTTATATTTTGGTGTGTTTGCAATATTCATTAACATATAACCATTTTTCTTTAAACCATAGTGACAATTCTCTATGGTCTTTTTTAAAAATCCATTTACCCATTCATCATTGGATGGGAATTTAATATAACTTTGAGTTTCCTCATCTGAGTATTTCTCTGTATCGAAATAAGGTGGTGAAGTAAAACATAAATCGATTGATTGTTTTTTAGGAACGAAATCTTCACTCCCTTGTTTATATATATCAACTTTCTTATTAATATAGTCAAATTCTTTGCTCATTTGCAATAAACCTTCATAAGTCTTTGTAGATGGTTCAGTTCCTATGTAATGCTTAGTGTTTGATGCAGATAAAAATCCAAGTAATCTACCACCCCAACCACAACTCATATCTCTAATGACTCCATCCCCACCGAACTTCTCGTAGATTAGTTTTGCTGCTGTCGGTCTGAAATTACTCACGGATTGTGTACCACTATATATTTTAATGGATTGTCTTAATCTATTTTCGTGAAATACATTTCTCTCTCCATCTGGATCCTCACCCTTGTAATGTTTCTGTTCCCATTTCCAACACTTACGAATCGTAGATTTGAACATATCATCATCGTGAAATATATCCATAGGTGATTTTTTAGCACTACCACACACCACTTCCCAAAAGTGTGGAAAGTAAGTCCAACATAATCTTAATCCATGCATAGTTTGAACTATCTGATTATCTTTGAATATCGTATCGACATCAAACTTTCTCAGTTTTTTCAAATGGTCGTGTTTTTCATCTTCACGAATTGTGTAGTGAGGGAATCCATGCCTACGATAGTAATCAAATATGACTTCTACACCATACTCAATATCTACCACATCTATTGAATTTGTAACCCTTTCAAACTCTAAGTCTTTCTCATCCACATCGATGATCTTACCGAGAGTTTCATAATTTACTCTTGCCATATTGTTTGTCTGTAAAATGAAACAAAATCACTCCAAGAAGATCCTGGACCTGTTTCTTCTGACTTTATAAATTTTTTACTATAAATCAATCCAAATAAATCAACACAATCTCTATATATTTTTACATCTTCCGTTGATTGTGAATATTTATCAAAAAAACCACCTTTAGGACCTGTTTGATAAAAAATACGAATTTCTTTAACAGGCTTTCCCTCATCATCCAATACCATCTTCCACCCATTATTATCTATATCGGGAAATGTATTCGAGACTACTTTACTCACATCTAATATATCTCTGTAATCAACCACATCGTAGTCCTTATAAATTTCAGATATCCAATGGGATTCCTTTCTAAAATCAGGCAATGGTGGTGTTTGACCAGGCTTATCATATGTACAATCTGTACTCATATAAAATTTAGAATTAGGATATTTATCCATTGTTTTTCTTAATAACTCCATCTTCCCCTTGTAATCAAATCTTTCTACTTTATTGTCTCTTTCATCGGTATCATCTAATACTGGCCAATGTCTAACATGAATCCCAATTCTATCCTTCACCAAATTTTTAATCTTATTTTCAATTATCTTGTCCTTCAATGTAATCAAATGTACCCATTTTCCATAACAAGATTCTACTCCTTCACCCAAATATGGTGGCCACTCACCAAGAACATTATAACTTTTATTTACATCTAATGTTTTAAAAGGTAGTCTTGGATCAACTAATGATATATTCTGTGATGGAAGATAATCACCAAAAAATACATTAAATGTTTCAGTATATGGAAAATTTAAATATTTTGTTTCTGCCCACATTCGTTCTTCGACTGCCATCTTAAAATTAAAACCATTCCGTCTATTCAATTCATATGCATATTCCCAAAACTGCATACGATTTCCAAATCCTGTGTCTATCAATGACCACCCCACATTGTCAAGATACAAATACATTAGTCCCTCCCCTCTCTTATGGTAAATTTAGTTTTTTAATTTCCTTTGGTTCAACTCCATACCTTTGCAAAAGTGTCTTTAGATTTGCCTTATTTTGTTCGGTAGAATAAAACACTTGTAGGTACTCCCTAGCCTCAGATAGACTTGATTCGTAATGCTTGGCCACTATCTCTACTAGCCATTTTTCATACTTCATATCTTTCTTTCCTTTTGTATATTTTAACCACTCTCTTTTCTTCGGTAAAACATTGGTGTATAATTTATATAAGTCTTTTGGTTTTAAATTGTATTTTTGAATCTCATTCACCACCTCTGTATATTCCATCTTCATAGATAAGAATCTATGTATCATATAATTAGACCATTGCTTCTGTTCCGTTTCATTCAGAGAATCCCAATACCCTTTGGTCTGTTTTTGTGTGATGTGTGTGATGTGGTCGAATAGACCTTTGTTTTTAATAACCTTTTTCATATCTATAAGTATTTAATTAATTTTTCAAATTCAATTATTTTAGCTAACACCAAAATATATCAATACCAAATTTATCACGGATAGTATAAGCTGATACTCCTGTTAAATCTAAATCATCAAAATAAAAACTATCCTTTGGTAATACAATCAAATCTGGTGTATAACCATCAGATAAAACTTGTTCAATTACAGGTAAATAATCTTGAACCAATAACAAACCAGCAACAATTATATTGCCACCGAATGTCGTATTTTTCACCATTTGAATTTTATACTCAAACGGAATAATTTTTTTGACATGACTTTCAAATATTTTTTCCACCGACTCCGAAATCATAAATAACATTTTCAGATTGTTTGTATCTTTGTAATTATCCATTAGAACATTTAATGATTTGTCAATCCTATCAGGACTTATCCTATTTTCAGAATTTATTTTAACTCTTGGATATGATTTTTGCCATTTTCTAATATATTCCCATCCCTCATCCCAAGTAAAATCAAGATGTTTTGCAACATTTGGTGGAGCATATTTTGTATAGGCTGGATGTGAGATTTCTATTTCAGTTGGATTATGATTCTCATTCAGTAACCTAATCCATTCCTCTGATGTACCATTTTGTAAATCAACTAATGATGGGACTATAACCACAGCATATGGAAAATTGTATTTATCCAATAAATCAAGACAATGTTTTGTTTTTTCGTAATTTGTCAAATGAAGATATAAACCCCACCACATACCTTCATTTATATTTTCATCTACATCAACCTTATTTTGACCATCATCCCATCCTATCCCCCTACCAGTTTCATTTTCCAACAAAATTTTCATCAATTGTACTTGTTCTTCACTTACAAAATGTCCATTTGTATCCAATCCTCTTACGGTAAAATTCTCATCAATAAAATATTTCAATATCTCTGTGGCGTTTGGGTGGGCGAAAAACTCACCATTGCTAATATGATGACCATATCCAACTTCGTGTATAACTTTATTTGGTACAAAAGTAAGAAAGTGTTTTATCTCGTCCATTGTCAACCATTGTGGATAGGCTATTATGACATCTGGTGGATTCCAATATTGCGAACAATAAAAACATTTGGTATTACAAGGTGTTCCCACATTCATAAGTCCAAATGAATACTCCCTTTTATATCCCCAATACACCCGTTCTGTCATCTGTGCATTTTCTTGGTACATAGACAATGGCACACCTTCAAAGTCTATCCACTTATTTCTTATCTGTGCTGGATCTATTAAACTTGTATTGTTTTCCAAATGTGATTTCATACATCGCCCCTCAATAAAGTATTGGTCTCTATCGATTTATAATTATAAATAAAAGAATCATCATCATCCTGGTATTCTTTATATCCATATTCTTTTATTTTTTCAAAAAGTGTTTTGTTAAATTGATTATGTTGTTCCACCGTAACAACTTTATTATCAGAATTATATACATCAACATCTTGAAAAAATCTTAAAGCAATAGTATCAACTTCAAGTGTCACTCCTAAATCTATCATGTGACTGACTTCGTGAATATTTTCGCTATTAATTACATTCTTTAAAATTATCTTTGGAACATTTGTTATTCTATTTTTAAGTATATACTCTATGTTAAATAGCAACTTATCCCATACTTTTGATTTTACCCGTCTCGTCTCACAATAGGTCTCTCGTGTTCCAGCTGATATATTAATCAAAATACTATCAAGTCCTAATTTGATTAAATTATCAAGTTGTTCTTCTGTTATCTGACAGAAATTAGTGATTAACTTACAAGATAAATTATTTTCCTTGACATATCCAATCATCTCGTGTATATTTGGGTGTAGTAAAGGTTCTCCACCACCACCGATTTGTATTTCTTCACAATCACCAAGTTCTACAAGTCCATCTATGATATCCTTGAATATCTGAAAATCTAACTTTTCCTTTACCCAATCATTCCACCCTTCGAATTGTGCATTATCATCTATCATATCGTATGACCAATGCCAACAAAAATTACACCTATGATCACATAGATTAATAACATCTATATTGAAAATAATTGGAGAATTTGGAATATCTATTTCACCACTATTGAGTTTTCCGTTGACGACAGTATGTGGACAATGATTACAATTACCATCTGCCCAAGTTCGGTTCATCTCATCAAGATTGTCTCGTAGTCGAGTGAGTAAATTATTTAACTTATCTGATTTCCAATAATCTACAAATTTACCATCCGTATGATAATCACCAGATGATGGCACATTACCACAACAAATTTGATACTCACCATTAGTAGTTAGTCTACCATAAATACGACCAAAGTTGCATTTTTTAGGTAAACCCATCATTATTTCCATACAAATACCAGTCTTTATCTGTCATTCTCTTATGTCCTCTCTCAAATAATAAATATTCTTCGTCAAAATTGTCGTGTCGTAAAGTATATCCTAATTTATAACACATCCTATGTACTACTTCGAAATCTAAATCATCTTTATTTATGGTTCTATCAATTTCCCACAATCCACCTACTACATCCGAAACATCCTTGACATCAAATTTTTTAATATTTATCTCGTTAGTAATTTCTCTTAATTTATTTGCCAACTCAAAATCAAACTTATATGTTATACCATTATCAATATATCCGAATCCATTTGAGGCTGGTCTATATAATGAACCTGAAAACTTTTTGTATTTATGACCATACCTATACAATACATCATTACCATCAATTTTAGTGTCAATACCTCTATCCGACAACACTTCAACCATAACATTTTGAAACATAGAATCTAATATTCCTCTTTCCTCTTTAGTAGAATCTGGTACATATAGAATAAAATCTGTACCATTTGGTGTGGCAATATAATAAGCTATTTCTGCACTATAATTGATTTCGATAGGTATGTAACACCGAGACTTTGGAATTCCTCTCAGTATATCGGCATTATAAAAGTTACTCAAATCTGTGTAATCGTTTTTCCAAGTTTGAGTAACTTCATCCCAATAAGGACCTTGCCAAAATTGTATTACGGTTGTTTCAGGTGAAAATTTTATTAAGGTTGGTTCTTTGAGTTCAACTACTTTGTCATATTCCCAAAGAGATGTATATATTTCTGGTGAAACTAAACCTAAATCTAAATATCTAATTTCCATTCTTTTGTGTATCCATTATAATCCTCTAATATTTCTTCTCCCTTATAAATATCTCTAAGGGTAATATACTTTTGAATTCTTGGATGACCAGTAGAATGTGCGGCCACATTAGGTTTGTCGGATGAATGATTAACATAATACCAAGTCGTTTGCCAATTCATTCCTTGTTGTGTATATCCAAACATAGATTCATGTTTGTCGTTGAAAAATTCTTCGTGTAATTTTGGAACATCAATAACTTGGTCACCAACTTGTGGTTGACATTCCAATACCCATTCCAAGACCTCTCTCGGAATTGACTTTGCTTCACTCCAAGGTATCCAACCATAAACACTTCTGTCTGCTAAATCGAATATACTCGTTCCTTTTGGTATATCACGAATGGCAACCATACCGATTCCCTCACATACTTTAGAAAGGGATGGTTTTGACCATATTTTATTCTTATACCATTCTAAGATATATTTTTCATCTTCGTTCATATCTAATCTCTCCCTAATTGGTCTAAGTGTGTTTCATCCACATAATTAAATTCTGTTTTCCACTCCTCATCACCAAATATTTTTTTTCTGAATTCTCTTGTGTATTCTCCATCCACTCTTAAACTTGCAGAAATATTTTCTCCACAATCAACACCATGTAATAAAAGTGGATTAAACCAACAAGAAATTCCTTTAGAATATACCTTTTCAAATCTATCCTCTACCACAAAATTATTTTTGTAAAACTCTAAGGTATTATCGTAATTGGTACACCACATTCTCTTATTGCCTATCAAATTAAACCATAAGAATTCTTGTCTCCAAGTTTTTTGAACTCCTGGAGTAAATCCAGCGTGTGGTGTTATATTGGTTTTATTTTGGGTGAAACTGATGAAAACTCTACCAATAGATTTGAATGGTAGAGTAGAAATAAATTCTTTGGTATTGGGAAATAACTCATAGAGTAAACCATCTGTCCATCTTTCTTCCTTATCTATCAGAGACCAATCTTTCCAATCGTTATTATTTTTTAAAACTCTCAGAGTTATGGTTTTGGAATCCTTTGGATCCTCAACAGATATATCAGGTGAAAATTGACCTATTGTCGCACTATGAGTTATTTCACTTAAATTACCTTCGAATTCTTGAGTACATAGATTAAGATTTGATAAATCTAAATACTCGTCTGTTTCTATTATATGTACATCATTGGTCATATACGACTTGTTTTTCGTTGTAGATTAGATATAATCCACTTGAAATCATTACAAGTCCAGCTATCTGCCACAATGATGGTGTCATAGATAGAAAAAAGTAACCGAGTGTTACTCCAAATATCGGTGTTCCCAATTCAGCAATTCCTGTATTGGTTGCTCCAATATTCTTAACTGCTATCCAATAACATAGATAAGCGATAAAACTTGCCACTACTGAAATGTAAGCAATTGCAAGTAATCCGTTAAATGTTACTTCCGAAATGGTTGTCATTGGTGATTGAAATAATGAAACATAAGCGAACACTTGTAGAAAGTCATAAAATACAATCGTAAGTGGTTTATATTTTTTCATTATATCTTGTCCTACTAACAAGTAGGCTACCCAAGATATCCCAGCTGCCACACCCAATAATACACCTTCGGTGTTCAGAGCTTCGGTTGAGAATGATGGTATCAGTTCAATAGCGAACGCACAACCAATAGTTCCCAATCCTAATGCAAGTTTTCTATTATTACTAAATTTTTCTCCATAGTAAAATATAGAAATCAAACATAGTATAAATGGATATATATAGAATAGTGCGTAAATAACAGGTAGGTTCGGGTCGAGTAGTTCCCAAGCGAACCAATACACTAATAAGTGTGCTGCCAATATTACACCATTTAATAGAAATTTCTTCCTATCTTCCTTTTCCACTGCGAACAGATTTTCACCTGTTGTTTGTTTCTTCCATAACATTACCCCACCAAACAATAGTGTGGCGATTAGAAATCTAACCGACAATACCGATACGGGTCCTGCTCCTTCAGCAAATATAAAACTACCAGTAACCTCAAGGGTTGACCAAGCGAATACTGCAGTTGCTATTGCTAAGAATCCTTTTAAAAATTTAGTCATTTTTATTTCCTACATTTAAGTTAAAACCATAATACAATTTAACCCTCACATCACCTTCACCACTTAATTCAGCGGAAACGAATTGATTGGGTTCTCCATACTGATACACAAGACCATAAAGTGCCTGTGTTTCATCTTCGGTTCTTTCAAAACCTGCTAATGCTGATAGACCATACTTACCACTCTTGATAATTGCTCTACCCCATTGATAATCTTCTCTAAATTCTGTAACATAATCGACATATTTACTATATCCACTTACATCAAGAACTTGTCTATCTTGATTATCAACTGATACACCGATGAAATGAATATCACCTACCTCATAACTTAATCTTGCAGTAGTCAATACATCATATCCGTTTTCGATGTCATTACCATAATAGGTTTCTAAAAACCACTTACCAACTCCACCATAGATACTAATACCATCTCCGAAATACAAGAGTCCAACATCATTAGGTGTTGGTGTTGCGTAAGTAAACTTATCACCTCTTGTTAAATCCAAATATGGAACATTAGAACCAAATGGAATTGCTTGTCTACCTAAACCAATAGTGAACTTATCACTATAAGGTTTGTAGAACAACTCCTCAACATAAACGGATTTATCACTCCAAGGTGCCTCTATCCAAAGAGAAGCCATCCACTTTGAATTGTCATCCTTAATGAATGACCAAAGTGTTGGTTTTTCAAAAGATACGGTATCACCTACTGATGTATATCCAATTATGCTATTTTTGATTGTTGCTGATTGTGCCGTTAGAACTGAAACCATTCCTAATATCAATAATAACCTTTTCATTTTCATAATCTCCTGTGTTTGATTTACGATTGTCTTAATAAGTATGTCTCTTTCACACTAAAAGGTGAAAAATATTGCTTCACACATTCTATAACTATATGCCTTTTAAATTTTTTACACGAAAAAATATCTAAATAAAAATCACCATTTTTATCTACAAAATGTCCAACGATAGAACTTGTTTCTATTAACTGAACAAGACTAAACCCAGCCTTTTCTTTATCGTGAGATGCAAAATGTTCTACTATTGGATTTCCAAATGCAACCATATCGATTCTATCAACCAAATCAGTAACAAAATTTTTTATATTTTGTTTATCATCAACATTATTACCTGATTTACAATCAAGTATTAAGTGGTATCCCCAATACTCCGACATTCTATTATTCTCTCCTTACACATTTTACATTCATTACAAGGTTCATCATCTTTTGGATACCAACAAGTCCAAGTATAGTACAACAACTTGTCAAATCCTTTTTGTTTTGCTATTTCCAATTCTTCTTCTTTACTAAGATGTCTTATTGGATAGTTAAAATTCTCCCATATCTTTACATCACTATATTCTTTTGGTAATTTTTCAGAATCAAATTTACCATCAGATATTGCACAATCAAATATTTCATACCACTCTCCATCAATTCGTTCTATAGGATAATCAATTTTAAGTCCAAATTGTTTTTGAAATCTTAATACAATATCTGCTTGTGCTTCTAACCATTGACCTTTTCCATATTTATTTTTATAAACAGGTTCTGGAATCCATTCATTATATTTTTCTACAAATTTACTTATTTCTTCATCTTCTGCTATAGGTTTTTCAATTACCCATAGAGGTAAAAATAATTCTTTAGTATTTGGTATATTTTCATAAATTCTTTCTCGTAACCACTCCATTCTTTCTAACTCTATATTAGTTGATTTTCTTGGATATTTATTTTCATTTCCATCTCTCCGAAAAACAAGACTATTTTCATGATAACCACCATGTCTTTTCGTATCATCTATGTAAATAGGTTGTACAACTTTTCCCTCTAATAAAGAATTTATAACATAAAAAGTAGAATCATAACCTCCAGTCCAAAATGTATAATGTATCTTTGGTGTCCATCCAAGTTTCTGATTAATTTTTTGAATTGGTACATTCCAGCGATTGACTTCCATCCAAACCTTTTCTATATTCTGTTTCTTACACTCATTCAACCTTACATACACTAAATCTTTTCCATATCCGTCTGCTCTGTAATCTTTGTGAACATATAAATTACAAAACTTTTTTTGTGAAGTATCGAACCATCCCCAACCAATGTATTTATCATCCCTTTCTATTATATAAAACCACCAACCATCGTCTAATCGTTCCTGTGCATCATCAACCGACCACATCTGTCGCCAATCTAATTCTTTTTGAAATGTATCTATTGCATCTTGTAATTTTTTTCGGTCAATAACCTTAATTTTTTTAATATCATTAGAAACTTCTTGTTCATCATAACTATTCAGGTCGAAGTAAAATTTTACCATAGTATTGAAAACCTTTATATGTCAGGATTATTATATGTATGGTTCATACTCCCACTTTCTAATAATTCAGTATTCAAATCTTGTGAACCAGATGACCACCAGATAACACAAGTTGGTTTTGATGATGCTCTTGAATTTAAATCATTTGTCATTTCGGTTTCGATACTTGAAGTAAATGAACCCCAATCATCTCCATATGAATCTCTAATCCACCCTTTGATTGTTGACTCACTAATACTCTCGTAAGTTACAAAATTATCTGAACTTACAGGTGGTAATTGTTTAAAATAAGTTTTTCTATTATCATTGAGTACTCCATTTTTTGCAGAAGAACCACTATCTTCGAATCCATATCTGACAAAAAATATCACATGATCAAGTGAACCACTATGTATGTATCTTGCCGCATCGTAAATTTTAAATTCCATTATTTTTCTCTATAAAATTAAATAGTTGGTCAGCCAACCATTCTGTTTCTTTTTTATTGGGATGTCCCAATGTATGTCTGAGTTCATCTCTTGGGATGACAGAATTTCCATTGAAATCAGGACCCACACTCTTATCCCAATCTATCTGTAAATAAATATCATGAACATCAGATTTGATGTTTTTCTCATACCATTCATCTTGAACGAAAATATCGTCTAAAGGATGATAAAACAAATAATTAATTTTTTTACTTTTTAATATTTCTTGTAGTGTATAAATATAAGTAAAGGTTTTTATATAGGATAACCTCACATCAAACAAATTTTCACTAATCCATTTAGAGATTGGTTCACCATCGGGTCCATGTGCATAACTTTTTCTTTCAGATTTAGGATCACCACCATGATAAAAACTAAAATTCTCCTCTCGTCTCCAAGGAAAAGACCACCCAACTATAAATAATTCTAATTTTGAAATATCATTCTTAATTATCCACTCGATTGATTTTCTAAACATCCAATCATTTGATGCGGCAGGTAATCCTTCATTTATCAAATCACATCCTAACTTTTTGGATAATAGGTATGGATAACATTCTGTTTCAGGATTCTCTAATTCGTATCCATATGTCCAACTATCTCCTATGGTGTATAAAATTTTTTTCATTTCATAGACTCTCTATGTAATATAACATGCTTTGGCTCTTTTACATACTCTCTGTGTAATATGATATTTTTGACCTCACTACACATCACTATAACTCGTTTTTTTTCTTTGATTTTATCCCAATCTGTTGAAGCTTTAAATATCTGATGATGTCTCCACTCACTTTCCTTAATAAACATACTGAAAAGTTCATTACTAGCAGCAAGTTCATCAATTTGGTTGTTAGTATCAAAACAATATCTCAAAATAAAAACATTATTCGGTGTTTCTAATCTTGGAATAGGGGATGGCCATGCCTGAACTGTATATTTATCATAACCAACAGATTTGGATTTTAAAGAATTTTTTAATTTATCTAACCACTCATCACTTGGACTAAAATTTACATTATCCAAACCAACTACAAATGTATATTCATTTACTTTTAAAAATATTGAAAAGGCATTATAGTCAAATTTTTCAGATTCAAGTTTACCCAAATCGATATTGGTATTTATTTCTGATAAATAATATTCACCATTGTTATTTTCTTTCCAATCGAACGCTACAAGCACACCAGAGTTATCGTTTCTTTCATCTAAGAAATTTGTATCTGACCAATGGTTTGCAATTTCCAAAGATACTTTTTCTATTGTGGTGTAGTCCACTCTACCTTCTCCCATTTATCGTTTGATGTCAATTTAAATGCACCAATAAATATCTGTGACCATTGGTTTGGTTCTATCAAACTCAACCACAAATGACCTTTTTCGTGTTGATATAAATAATAAGTATGACCTAAAACTGGTTGAAAATTATACTGAGCATTATATACAAGTTGATTCCACTCGTACTCTTGCATCAACCTAATATATTCCTCTTTTATCTCATTGTATCTTGTTTCAAAATAATGATTGGTTGTGGTTATCCTTTCATTTTTCCAACTATTGATATCTGTTGGTTTAATTGCAGGAGCACCACGATTATCACCATAAGGTAGTATTGATTTATTCTCTACATAATCTAATGGTTTATCATCTTTTTTCTTTTTCATTTTACCCCATCAAATCAGGTCGTGAAAGTGAATCTTGTTTTGGTTCTTCTATACCATCAAGACCAGCACCTTCCATGAACATCTTTGGAACTGTTCCACAATTTCCACAACTATACACTTGAACAGGAACCACTGCTTCTTGTCCCGTTGGTGACATAATTGCTGATATTCTCTTAATTACATTTGCCTGTATAAAAAGATAGTTACCACAAGAATCACATTTTAAAGTTTCAGCCTTTGATAAATCAACTTGAACTTGTTGTGTCCCTTGTGGTGGTAGTTTTCTTTTAGCCATTTTGTAACTCCTTTAATTTTACGGTTGCAACTCCGTGTTTTTGTACGACAAGTGTAGTACATCTTTGTGCAAATTTTATTCCCTCAACTATATCGCCCGTATCCAAGTAACCACGAACCAATCCTGCAAGAAATGTATCTCCTGCTCCACTCACATCTCTAACGGGTACTTCAGGAACAGAAAAAATTGTATTTTTATATCTACATCCCTTACTACCTAAAGTAACAATAAGTTTATCTTCAAAACCATCAGATAATACTTCATGATTTTTTTTATATTCTAATTCATTTATTTTTATAAAATCGGCACTTTGAATAAAATTACCGAGTTGTTTTTTAGTATCTATAAATACATTGTCATTATTTTCACATATAAATTGAATATCTTCTTCTTCTAAAAAGCCCTTACAATAATCTGATATAATAATTGCATCGACTTTTGTTACATCATTAAAATGTGGTTTGCATTCATTGTTCCGTATAGTTTCTAAAACTTTCTTATCTATCCGTTCACAATAATCATGTTCATCAACTCTCAATACCATTTGACCACTACGATTATCAACATACCTTTTTTTAACTATACCATTTTTATTAGTAATAGTAGATATATTCATCTCTAATGATTCAACATTATTCGAAACATTTCTACCCATACCATCATTTTTTTCAGTTTTGGTTGGAACAAATACTGGTACTGGTGCTTCAGGACTAATTCTTTCTATATCACCATATATAAAAATATCTTGACAACTATCCCCAACTACTAAAACTTTCATTGTATACTCCTAATTTAAATTTTTCAGAATAAAAATAATATTCTCCTTCGACCACTTCGAAATCATATTTTTTTATATTATCAATAAACTTTATATTAAATTTTTCTATTTGATTCTCCGTTGGTGATAGATATTCACCATTGTAAACTTCTCCCATCATATTTCTGAAATCTATAAAATCAGAACCATACTCTACAGCCAACTGAAAGATTTCATCTACTTCCTCTATGTTCTCTTTGGTCATAACAACCACATATTTAAATCGAGGTAAACCTTTACCCAATTCTTCTTTTTTTGATTTCATATATCTAAGGTTATCTAATAGCAAATTCCAATCCTTAGACTTTAACTTTCTTGACTTACAATAAGTTTCTTCTGTTCCTGCCGAAATATTTATTTCAAATCTGTCTACGCCCCACTCAATAAAGTTATCTATATCCTCAGAATTAACCCTTGAAAAATTAGTAAACATTTTCAATTTAAATCCTAAGTTTTTTGTATGTTGTATCATCTTCATAATGTTTGGTACAACAAAAGGTTCACCACCACCACTCATCGATATCCATTCACATCCACCAAGTGATTCTAAGTCATTTAACATAGAAACATAGGTTTCTAAATCAATATGTTTTTTTGACCATTCTTTAAAATCACTTCGTTGAGCATTATTTTCTAGCATATCATAAGACCAATTCCAACAAAAATTACATTTATGATTACAAGGATTTCCAATCACAATGTCAAATGTTTCAGGTCCTAATTTTGGTGATTCATCTACAATTTGTCCATCTTCATATAACATTTTTACCTGTTCATAATGTGGACATTCAAAACAAACACCACCCCATTCTTTATTTTGACCTTTTAAATCATACTTTAATCTTTTTCGTAAATTATTATACTTGTCTGATTTCCAAAACTCCTTAAAAGAACCATCGGTATCATAATTACCGATTATTGGTGATCTACAACAAAGAAAATAATTTTTATCTTCATCTACCCTTACAAACTTATGACCAATCAAGCATTGAGGTACAAGTGGTTTCATTATATTATCTCATCAATCAACCCATACTTTAGACAAGTTTCAGAGTCCCATAATAAATCGTGTTTTAATATTTCGTCAAGTTTTTTCATCGGAACTTTAGTATATTTTTTATATACATTTTTAATGGTTTTCATCATCAAATCAAGATTCTGTTTCTCATCCTCGAAGTTTGAGTATGTTCCCCAAAACGAACTTGATAATTGATGAATTAACATATAAGAATTTCTACTCATAAATCTCTGATTACCAACCACAGATAAGAATGTTGCTGCACTTGCTGCAAACCCATCGACATAAGTATGGATAGGTACTTTAGCCCTTAATATCGTGTCCATTGATGAAATACCAGCAGTAACTGAACCACCACCTGAGTTGATATATATTCTTATTGATGGTGGTTGGTCTAAATCTAATGTATTAGTTAAAGTTAAACTTTTAGATTCTATCTCACCTATCTTTTTATTTAGTTCAGATGCACTATCTCTATTCACATTCGAGTAATAGTAAATTTTATTCTCGTGAACTGATATATGTTTTTCTTGTTTATTACCTTGTGTGTTTTTTTGTGTTGGTGATTTCTCACCCCAATATTTTTTATTCATGATTTTGTTCTATTACATCCACTATTTTAGATTCTTTTGCTACCTTTACTTCAAAGAAAAATGCTGAATCTTTTAAAAACTCATTTACCTTTGCTTCTGCTACTGATACTGAATCACACTCTACTAAATAGTTGCGTCGGACTTTCTTTTCCTTAACTCCATTTTTAGTATCAATTTCTTCAGTAAATACAACCTGTGCTTCGTAATACATTACGACTCCTTTTATTTTATTATTCCTAATAACTCTATTATCATTGCCATCGCGTTAATTTCTTTATCAACTACTTGTGCATCACTTAATTCATATTTTGCTATAACTAAGATACAGGCGGCGATATGTCCTTTACCATAAGTATCAACCTCATCATATAGAAGTCTAAATAAATCAGCAAAATCCGTAACCTTTGAATCTGCCATCAATTGACGAACATTATTGAAGGCACTTTTCTTATCCTGAGTTTCCAATATCTTTAACAACTTTAATTTATAATCATTCTCTACAATACTCTGTTTATCAATCGTCAATATACCATCAACTGCCTGTCTTTGAGCTCCATTGATAACTCGTCTTATATCAGGATAACCACTATTAACCAACAAACCTAAATCTTCCCTTTCATAATTTATATTTTCCTCTGTCAAAATATTGTGTAGATGTTTTGCTACATCTTGTTTGTTTGGTGGGATTACTTGAAATGCCTGACAACGGGATTGTATCGGATCGATTATTCTCTCGACAAAATTACAAGTCAAGATGAATCGACAATGTTTTGAGAATGTCTCCATGAGATTACGAAGGGCGGCTTGGGCATTTGGTGTGATATAATCACACTCATCCAAGATGATAACCTTGTAGTCCTTGAAACCCATAGTAGAGGCGAAATTTTTAACCTTAGTCCTTACTGTTTCAACATTATTTTCATCTGATGCGTTAATGTATAGATAATCACAATCTATGTTATTAACGAGTAATTTAGCGAGAGTGGTCTTACCTGTACCAGCCTTTCCATATAGTAAAAGATGTGGTAAGTCTCCACTCTCTAAGTACACTCCGACTTTACTTTTTAATTGGTCATTACCAATATAAGTGTCGAGTGTTAAAGGCCGATACTTTTCTACCCATAGAGTGTGTTCATTTTGCATTTTGTAGTTCCTCTAAATATTTTATAAATTCATCTGAAAAATCAGATGATGTCATTTTACTCTCTGAAAATCCCCCTTTGAGATGACTCAAAAATGGTTTTCCTTTATAGTTGTATGTGTGTAAAACATCTTTTGTATCGAAGTTGGGATTATCATAGTATGGCCCTAAATGTAAATAATTCAAATTATTTTCAAGACAATACATAGTTGCTCCGTGATTCGTATCTTGATATACCCAATCTACATTATAAGTATCAAAGAACTTTCTCTTACATAGGAAAAAATACGCATCTGCAAACCCAATCTTTTTGGTTTTCACATACCCACCTTGTTCTGGCCTCATCACCACTGGTTGTGCCGTATAATCTTTTATATATTTATCCAATACATCTTTATTTGACAGATATGCAGAAATCCATATTTTTTTATTATCAACAGAAATGTACTCAAGTTTTTCTTCTTCCATTTGTTTTATCATTTCATCAATACAATCTTGATGATAAAAAACATCATTATGATTTAATATCACATAATCACCTTTTGCCTCTTGTGTTCCTTGATGAAATGCCATGGACACCCACATAGTCAAACAACCAAAATTATCTAAACTTGATTGAATATCTTTATGGTTCATAAAATCAGGAATATTCTCAAGTTCTTCTCGTGGAAGTGCTTGCCAACCCTTGATTACCCTAACATTTGGTAAATCAATATCTGGAAAAGTATGACTATTATCTATTATCAATATTTCTTTTTCACATTTTAAAGTGTTAACATTTCTAATAGTTTTTATAGTCGAATGTAGTATATTGGAAGAATCATTTTCTAACCAATGTAGTAACTCCTTTTCATTTAAATTTAAAAATTTATCTTTTTCTATTGTACAATATGGTATAATAAAACTAATCATAATTTTATCCTTTTATTCTTTTAATTTTCTAACAACAACTCTATTTCCATCCGTTGAGATTCCCTTAATAGTTGTATTTTTGTACTCGTCCCAAGCTTTCTTACCAAAGATAAAATCTTCTCTACTTGCCCACCAATCTTGAACTTCAGTTGCTCTCTGTATCAATGAAAATTCTTGAACTTGTTCTACACAATGAGGTAAATAATCTGCAACTGGTATTCTCATCTTGGCATGTCTGTGAGATTCTATAAAACAATCTGCTGGAACTATCTCAATCTTTGCTTTTTCTAATAACATCTCAGAAACTTTTGGTGTAACTATATATGCATGTGCACCATATAAAAAGGATGTATCACATTGACAATAATTATGATCACGAGTGTTAAAAAAGTTGTGTTCATTATTACAATCTCTTTCAAGTAATCCATTCGGAGACTCATCCCAATTTCTAAAACCCCACAATGGTTTACCAATATTTAACACTCCTTCAAATTCACAATCAATAAACTCTTTGTAAAATAATGCATCGTGTTCTAATATCATTATTCTTTCATTAGTTCTAACCGATTCTTCCCATAGTGAATGATGTGAGAAAAAACACCCAAGTGCTGGTTCAAAATAGCTAAATGCTGTGAACCTGTGGATGTCAGGTAAATATTGATATTTTTCAAGTAAACTTTCTGCTTGAAATTTATCTACACCTTCCCATAATTCTACTTCAACATTACCAACTTTTTTTGCAACATCAATAACATTATTAGCAGATTTTGTACTTAACTCTGATTTTGGTAAATATATCACATATGATTTCATCTAAAGTTTAATCTCCTGTTTCAGTTCACCATTATCATTCCATATTTTTGCCTTATTCACTACTTCACCAAAATCAAATTCACATTCCAACTCTTTATTTCCGATATGATTCCAAAATGTCCATTTACCCTGCATGGCATCGTATTTCATATCACCCTCGGCTCTCTTAATTCCTGTTGAATACCACTCTGTCCATTTTCCGTGACCTTTATTACCTCGATAAACTCTGTCATGTTTTTTTACTCCATTATCGTACCATGCAAAATTTCTCCATTGGGATCCCACCAAGACTTGGTTTGTACCCGTATTAATCTCCTTGATTGCCTCACTAACCTTTTGTCCATTCTTGTTCCAATCAACTACCTTCACCATAACTGAATGGTCATATGTTTCTGCTCTTTTTAATTTATCTTTACTTCCCAAGTAATACATTAACCAATCACCTGTTCTATAATTATTTTCATATTGTCCTGTTTGAATTACTGATTTTCCATCTACTTCATATGTTTCCATCTTTCCTTGACGAATACCATAATTAAAATTATCTATTCTTTTTAAATTTCCACTTGTCCAATACGATTTAATTTCTCCATGTTGTCTGTGTGGCTCTCTTATATTACCTGATTGTCTCAGCTTCCCATTTGGATGATAATATTTGTACTTACCAATATGTACTCCATTCTGAAATTCTTCTTCAGATTTTTTAATTCCATTTTCCCTATACTGAATTAAATGTCCATGTAATTTATTATCTTTATACTCACCATCCCATTTTTTATTTCCATTTTCATAATAGAATGTACGCCTACCTTGAAGTTTACCAGACTCATCTTTAGTTTCGTGTGGTGCACCATTGTTGTACAATTTTACTCTAAGTGCCTCTTGTTCTGATTCCTTGACTAAGGACTTTTCTAAATCTGGATTTTCTTTTCTCCATTTCAAATATTCTTTGTATCTCGTATCAAATGATAATACAACCTTTCCATCAATCTCTATGGCATTATCATTATGAGGAATTTTCTTATACTTTAAATTTATCTTTGATTTTTCCATTGTCGTGATATACTGTTGCATTTACAAAAATATTATCTTTTCTTTTGAACTCACATTCCTTTTCGCCAGTATTATACCAAAATATCCATTGACCATCCATCTCTCCATTTTTCATCATACCTTCTGCCCGTTTTCTACCATCCATGAAGTACTCTGTCCATTTCCCCTCTTGTTTTCCATTTTCATTATAAGAACACACTATTTTAGGTGTACCATCTATCTGCCAATAAGTACAATCATCAACCTGTATACCATCTACATAGTTTGACACAAACCATTTAGCACCATTTGTAAAATATCCTTTTCTGATTCCGTGTCGGTTATCATTTTTATATTCTGCATCAAGAACTACAATTTTCTTTTGTTTTACTGACCAATCGTATTGTTGAAATTTTCCGTGTCGTTTATTATTTTTATATTCTGAAGTAGACCATAGTTTTCCTGTTTCTTTGTGATATCGATATTCAGTTCCAGTTAATCTATTGTTTTTGTATACCCTTATGTATTCTGTTACTCCGTTGTCATAATAAGTTACCCACAACCCATGTTTTTTATCGTCCTTGTACATTCCTTCATATTCTAATACCTTATCATATCTCCACTTTCTACAAACACCATTCTTCATACCATTTTTGTATGTTTCTTCCCACCAAAGGTTACCATCAGGATGCCAAGACTTCCAAGATGATACCTTTACACCTTTTCTATACTTTCTGTACTCCTGCATCTGTCCATTACCATGATATATTACCCATTCACCTGATGGTTTACCATCTTTTATAGTGTATTTCTGCCAAGGAATTTGTTCTTCAGAATCATGATAATAAGAATGTTTTCCATCAGTAATATCCAATTGACAATCTAAAACTCCATTGGTATACCATGCTATCTCGAATATTTTTCCATCTTTATCATATGATATAATCTCACCATGTTTTTCAGAATTTGTCATGATATTCCTTCCATATTGGATAAAATCTTTTATTGTGTTCTGACCATGGCTGAAAGAACTGATAAAAATGTTGTGCTATAATACCATCTTTTTTATAATCCCTTTTATCTTCGTAAGGCTCATCCATTTTATCTATTTTCCATTCTAAATCTTGTGCCCTTTGATATACATTTTGGAATTTCACTCCGAGACTTTCCCATCTATCCATAAACTCGACATTTAAAATAGATTGTTCTTCCGTTAATCCGTGTAAAATTAATTCATAGTATGTGTAGTATTCATAATGTAACTTTATCAAGTTATCAAATGTGTTCTCGTGTATGAGATTTTTGTGAAATAACATAAAACAACTTTGAAAGGATGGTTTATCTGACCAGTTTTTTTGAATCCAATTATATTTTTGAAGTTGGTCTGCAGCAAATTTCTCTTTTTTATAATCTCTGTATTCAAATTGATAAGAAAGTGGTGTTCCCGCACAATCATTTGTATATAGAATGTCTTTCTTTTTATTCTTTAAATCAAAATCAATTTTATTAAAAAATAACACATCTGTATCGCAATAAAAAATCCAATCCCATTTTTTGAAAAAGTATGTCCATAAATAATACTTGTAGTAATGTGCACTTGGATATCCAACTAACCCTTTACAATATCGTATGGTAACAGAAAGAGTATCGTTATCTTCAAAAAGCTTTTCATCAAATGTACCTCTATCTTGTTCAGGAACTAACAATACAAAATCACCATCCCACTTACCATCTACTTTTGCACTATAAAATAAACTCTTGGTATGTTCTATAAAATTTTTATCTGCTAATGCTACAAAAACCTTTTTCATTTGAAATCCTCTATTAAATAACCTATCATTAAATCTTCAACAGGAAAGTTTGTACTCAACTCTTTCGCGAAAGATTCATGTTCACCTATAAATATACTAAACTTTTTAGAAACCATATAAAATTTTCCTTCAAAAAACGGAATATCATTTGGTATAAAATTAATATCAATGGAATCTACTGAATCGTGGTTTTTTTCAAATCCTAACCAATCTTTTTCTTCTAATTCCAACAAATTAATTCCACGATAATCGTTACTGATTTGATTTATTTTAATCCACGCTCCTAATAAACCAGTTTTCCAATGTGTGTTTGGTTCATAATATACTTTATTGTCCTCAGTAATTGTGTCGTTAAAAAAGTCCCCCCACTTCCAACTATATTCTACATCATCATTTTTAAAAATATTTTCATATACTAATCTATCACTATAATGAACCCACCTATCATTAAATATAGTATCATCACATTTTATCAAATAATCATATTCCTTATTTTCACTACACCACTTCATCATTTGCTGTGTTTTGATTGGTAAATCATTATAATCTGTATGAAAATCCGAACCCCATTCTATCACTTCTATATTTTCATCTGCACAAATCTGTTTATAAAATTCTTGTGTCTTAAAATTTTGTAAATGTTCTTTATACTCCGAATCGGTATAAATTACAAATAAGTATTTCATAGTATATCTACTCCGTTATTATATATATTATCCAATACCATAAAATTATTTTTTGTTTTATATTTCATATATTCTAATTTAATATCACCAAATAATTCTTCATCAATATAATTTTTTGCCTTAGGTCCTGATACATAGTGCGTTCCACCAAGTTCCTTTACTAACTGAACCAACCGTTGTGATGAATTTCCTATTAAATCAAAATCCTCTGAATGATAAAATTCAGTATCTATATGTAAGGTTTTACAAATTTTTTTTGTAGTGTAACGATTTAATTCGTATAGGTATTCCCAATCTTGTAAGTAAAAATCTAATAAATATTTATACTGATTGAAATATCTTGTTTTACAATATGTCTGATAAATACTTTTATAATGTTTCTTCTTCCAATTAATATCATTACATATTTTAATATCTATTATGTTAGTATTTAATTTTTGTCTTTGTATTGGAACTGATAACCAATTATCTGGTTGTATCTTATTTCTTGTTCTCCAATCTTGTTTTGTAAATTGTACATTGTCATAAAATACAAACTTATCAACTGAATTTATCAATTCAAATACACCCGTCCAAGGTAAGTAATTACTTTGTAGTATTGCTATTTTCATAAATCAAGTTTATCTGGATATCCCGTAGTCTTTGTAACAAGAACATCCTCATCATCGTGCCACAATGGTTGACTAACAGACGCCCCATAATCTTCAGTTATTCGGTAATCTAAATTAAATCTACCCTTTTGTTTTATAGTTCCATCTATATTATACTCTGTAAACTCACCATAATCCTTATTAACCGTAATCATCTCCTCTAACCAAATTTTCCCATTTGTATAAAATTCTTGCTGTAATCCAAAGTGTTTTTGTTCTACCCAATTTCGTATTATTTTTATTTTACCATTTGGCCACCAACCGTAGGATTTACCATCCGCCCTTTTACCATCTTTATAGTCCCATTCATACCTCTTTAATCCATTGGGCCAGTATATAGTAAATGTTCCATTATTTGGAATAGGATAAATTTTTCCAAGTATTTTCAATTCACGATTATCATCATTTGCAAATCTATCTTTAAGAATAGGATCTGTTTCCCAACTATCCCAATCTGCTTCTCTATACTCACCTATCATATATTTTTCCATTTTAAATAATGACTATATCCGTGTATAAGTCCACTTGCATCACATTTATTGCATGGTGATTCAGTTCTATCACCTTTACCTAATAACTTTCTGTATTTATCCATTTGTTTAGATTCCCACATATCCCATAATGATTTATCATTTACATTTCCAAAGGTTCTTGTCTTTCCATATATATCTTGAACACAAAATAATACATCACCATTCCAATCAATCTGTATAGAATAGTGCATATAAAAACATTGTTTACCAATTCCCATACTCCTGTTCCAATCAAAAGTTCCTGCCCTATTGGTTAATATAAGACCATAATCTTCATCTTCTCTATACCACCTATCCCTTAAAGTATATTTAGATTTATCAATATTACTTTTATTAAATAATTCATCAAAATAATTTACCTGTTCTGGTCCATCATACATACTTATCACCATATAATCAAGATGATTTGCATACAAATCCTTAATTAAGTCAACTCTCAAAAAATCACCATTAGTTGTTATTTCTACATGAATCCTATCACCAAATGCTCTTACCAAACCAACTATATCTTTGTGTAATAGTGGCTCTCCATTTCCACATATATTTATAGAGCCCTTCCAATTTAATTCTTCAAGTTCTTCTCGTATTTTATGAGCAGTGCTGATATCCATATGTAAATCTTGATTAGGATAAATATCAGAATCTACTCTTGGACAAAACTCACAAGTTCTATTACAAAGTTCGGTAGGGTTTATATCGATAAAACTAAATAATGGTTTACCATTATGTAAAACTACATTATCAACATATAAACTTTTTCTTTTTATATTTAATTGAGTGGATTGATTCATTTCCATAGTTACTTTGTAATATTGATATTTTTATATAAATAATCTGCCCATAACTTATGTGATTCTTTTGTTGGGTGTCCATTAATATCGTGTGACATTCCCTCTCCATGATTAAAACAATAATCTCTAAAGACCAAATCATTATTAAAAAGACTTGGGAATGTTTCTCTGTCTACCAAATCAAAAAACTCACCATAGTAATCTACCCAATCTACTATTGGTTTATTAGGAAAAGTTGCATTTCTTTCATCATAACCATAATCTTTCACCCCAAAAACAGGTGCACCTGCAAAAGATAGAAAGAAGAAGAATGGAATATTATGATATTTTAAATGATTCTGTAATGCCAAAACTTGATTGAGAAAATTTACAATGAACCATTCTTCCTTAAAATACTTTATTACTTTAAATTTCTCACCATGATGAGGTGCAACATTATTCCATCCATTTTCATAATATTCATATCTATATATTGAACTCCATCCGATTATTACGAAAATATCTTTTTTAAAGTTTTGTTGTAAAGTAGTTCGTAAAATTCTTTGATTATTACTACCACATTGTGAATCATCTATTAATTGACAATTAAATTTCTTTTGTAATAAGAATGGAAAGGCTTCGTTTTTTCTATCCCTTAATTCATCTCCCCAAACAAAACTACATCCATTAGTGTATAATATCATTTCCAATACTCCTCATGTAACCAATCATCGGATTGATGAAAATAATCCCATAATTTATTCTCCTGTATAGTTCCAATCTTTTTTGATTCTTCATCTACTAACCTTTTTAATTCATCAACAGAATCATAATGTAAATAACTTGGTACTTGTTCAGTATTGGTGGTTATTGTATTTCTACCCATACATCCTAACATCCAAGCCGTATTTGCACCTCTAATCTTATGTGGTTTTATATTTACAAAACTTTTAGTGTAGTATTTAATAAGCTCCTCACGACTAACCCATTCCTTTGGAAAACAAAACATATCCTCTCCAAACCAATCTATCAATTTTTCATACTGAAATATTTCTTCAAACTTTGTAACTAATCTACCATCATGTGCTATGTATTGACGCTCAATTTCTCTCATCGGAATGTGAGAATAAATCTTATCACCCAATGGTGTTGGTTTATATTTATCAAAATTAAAATATGGTATTTTTAACCATATATGTTTTAATCCCATCTTGGAAGAAATATCCGATTCCCATTTATCAACACACACGAGATTATAATTATCTATTTTGTCAAATACTCCCGATTTATATTCTTTACCACCACATAACAAGACCTTTAACCCTCTGTGGTTATTAAATACATCTATATCAGTTGATGTATCTTTTTCAGATTGTATTTCGTCATCCCAATCAGGATACAATCCCCAAAATACTGCGGGTTCTTCTGGATTATCATATGGTCTTAGATTCCACCTATCTAAAAATTCATCTACAAAATGGTAATGGGATGGTGAAATACGAGCCTGTTCAATTCTCATACAATCTAATCTCCAATGAAAATCTCGTTTCATTACTTGTATTGTTTAATCCACTATGTATTAATTTAGGATAAAATATCAATACTTCGTTAGGTTTAGGATTCGGTCTTATCAAAGGAAAACCATAAGGAACTTTTAATTTAGGTACAGAAAATTTATCATCATTAACCTTAACTAAATTAACCCACTTATGACTTCCTTCTGCAACTGCAAGACTTGAATCTTTATTACTTCCCCATAAAGGTATATACAAATTAATTCCACTTTCTTTTAACTTATCTAACCAAGTATCTCTATGTATTGGACTCATATCATTTTTGTTGGGACGGATGGCTCTTATATTAATTTTTTTTGTATCTTGATAATAATCATCTTTAATTACGAGTTTTCTATCAAGTATATCTGAAATTCTATTTTCTATAATCTCAACATTAAAGTTTATCTCATCAAAAAAACTATTATCATATATTTTTTTAATTATTTTATAGTGAATATCATCATCTACATACTTATGATATTGAGTTAAGTTATCAATCTTAATATTTAGTGATTCACATTGTTTCGTAACGAATAGCTCCAATTCTGAAAGTAGTGTATCGTGTTCGAATTCTCTTAAAAAATTTTCTACCAGGTATCCTTTCTCTTTCATCATAAAACCCTATAAGTTGGTAACTGAATAACTTCATCCCATCTTGAATAAGAATTAAATTGATTATTTGGGCACCTTTCGATTAAAAATCTTGAGTCTGTAATATCTACTTTTTTATTATCTAACATATAATTTAAAACACTCTCGTGTTCCCATCCCCACCATTTGTCTCCCATTCTTATGTATTCTTTTTCTATTTTAATATTATTTTTCCCCCATCTAAAATGATGAATCTGTACCATCGGTGGCCACCAATCCTTATCTTTTACATATACTTCCCAATCATCAGTTGACATCATGTGTCTTGAAAAACAATGTTGACCACCACCAATCTTTCCTGCAGTTCCTTTTAGTAAAATAACACCCCTTGAATCATTTTGCCTAACATATCTACTTACATATCCCACATTTGGAAACCGCTCCCAAATATCATCCTCATATTTAAGTTCATTAAATTCTCCATTCTCACCAACTCTATCTAAGACCAATCCATATGCAAAATCATTATATTTTAAATCCTTATTTATAAACTCGTCTACTGGTTTTGGAAATACAGCAAATTCATCTAAATCTGCAACTATCCACCATTCATTTGGTTTATCAGATATTACATCATTGTATATATCAGTTAAATATTCTGCATCTCCTGTATTTACATCTCTCAAATCTTTATAGATTTCTAAGTTATGTGTTTCTAATACATCAACAATTTCTTTATATTTTACTTTTTTAGAATCTCCCCAAACCACCACATAAATATTGTCAACTCCCAATGACTTGTAGTGAGTCACAAAATGATGTAATAAAATTGTATCTAAACCTACCGTAGTAACTACATTAATCATTATGTTTACCAATTACAGATATAAAATCATTAAATAATTTACAATTAAATTCATCATTTTTACCCCAACTTTGAGTCTGATGATTTAAATTAAGATTTGAATCCCTTAACATTTTATTAAATTCATCTCGTGATATTATTGAACGCCATCCTGGTTCTACACTCTTGGTTACATCTCCAATCGTGTGATGAATTATACACTTACCATCATTTTTTAAAACTCTTTTAAATTCTAAAAAATAATCAAATTGAGTTTTTTTATCCATATGAACAAATACATCATACGACCATATAAAATCTATTGAGTTATCTTTTATATCACTTAAACTCTTTCCATCATTTTTAATAAAAGTTACATTTTCCTTGTCTTTAAATTTATCTTTACAAAAATCTACATACTCTCCATTTAAGTCTACCAAAGAAACATTGTTAGCAAATTTAATAAGATGTTCACTCCATCTACCATGTCCACATCCTATTTCAAGAACACTATTATTAGAGTTATCTTTAATAAAAGTTTCTATTAATGAACTTTTCCATTTTTCATAAGGTTGATTACAGAATATGGCTTGGTCATCCCACTCATCTCCATCTTTACTCCAAGCTCCAGGATAAGTCCATTTTGTTAGATTGTCTTTTATACTATTTTGAGATTTTAATTTATTTATATTTTTATAGTCCTCGTCATCCCATAAACTTCTATATAAATGAACACCATATGAATCAAAATTAGATTCAAGTACATCCTTGTAAGATTCCCAATCAATTGGACAAAAATTTCTTTTTGGTAACACATACTTTTTTAAATTATATAATTCAATCAACCTTGTAAATAAATGTGGCCCTAAATCTCCGTGAGCGATTGAACTGACATTCTTTGTTTCTATAATCCTATTCGACCAATCATTAAATATTTCTTCTTCGGTATTTTCACTATATATAATGCATGTTGCAACATGATAACCCCACTCACTATCTATTTGTCTCGAAAATACAAATCGTTTATCAAAATTATATGGCCTCAAACACAAAACATCTAAATCAATATACAATCCACCCCTTTGATATAATAATTTAGACCTAAATAAATTTGAAAATGCAACTGCAGTTCCTTTAGAAACTCCATCATCATATGTAAAATATTCATCAATAGAAATAATATCACTTGCATTTTTCACTATCACGCCCTCAGGCACTTCTATATCATCGTACAACCAAAGATTAAATTCATAACCATTCTCTATCCACGAATTGATACATAACTTTTCAAGTTCACCTAACTACCACCAAGTGTTCTGGCATGTCTTAATTTCATAGGAATAACTTCTATATTGTTTTTATATAATTCCTTGTGTAACTCTGTTTGGTTCTCATCACATATAACTAAATTTTCAGTCAAAGACAATAAATTAATACCAATCCAAACCGAAGCGTGATTGTAATTAGGATAGTGTCCTATATCCACCATATCAGGACACCAAATCTTATCCCAAGATTTTAATGGTTCGGGTATATTATCTTCATTAACTCGTTCAGGATTCAATAGACACAATCCCTCTCGTAATAAAGCAATTGTAGAATCCAAGTGAACATAACTATACATATTTTCTAAAGTATGTACTTTATACTCACTTCCAAGAAAATTCTGTAACCATTGTGCCCCTAACTTGTTACCTGTATTGGAAACCAAGTATAATATATCATCATTACATCTGAGGATATTTGCTGCATCAAATATTGGTTCTACCTCTGTTAATGTTAGTTCATCTAAGTTTTCTCTTTGATAACAATCATCTCTTAGTATTGGTTTTGGTGCTGATACCCACCTTGCACCTTTCTTCATATAATCAATAAAATCATCACGAAATGAAAATGTTTCAAAGTATCTTGACCTCAAAGCCATAGGTGATTCAATTATAGTATCACCAATAACAATCACACTATCTCTTGGACAATAATTGTAATACCCATCTGACATCCACTCACCATTTGATAAGAATGGTTTAAAATTATCTTGTGTCGTTGGTCTTTTAACCTTTACTCCAAATGATTTGAGAGTAGATACTAATTCTTCTAAATCTTCTTTAGTTTCTTCTATAACTTGTTCTGGATAATAACCCTCTTTAACATCATCAATGTTATCTCTATCGGCATAGTTAATGCAATGAAGGTCTTTGCCCTTGATTGGATTATTTGGATTTTCTATGTTACCTACAAATACTTCTTTTAAAGTATCCCATTCGTTATGACTATTTACAATTTTTTCCATACCCAAATCGGTTCTCCAAATTTCTTATCTTCTTTATTCTCAAGTGATTTTTCCGTCCATACTGAACCTTCGTAAGTTTTTGCCGTTCCAGCTCCACCACTATTAGGTCTTTTAGCCATTTCCATTCCAATACAACCTTGATATTCACCAAGTGTTGAGAGAAAATCATTCATAGGATTACAGATTTCTAACCAACCTCTTTCGGTTGACCATTTTGAATTTGTATAGACATCACTAATATTTACCAATAAATATCCACCTGGTTTAATACTTCCCCATAAGTTACCCAAGGTCGTCTGTAAGAAATCCTTGTTCCAATCGTTTATATCTTTATATCTAACCCAACTTTGTGTATCATCATAACTATAACGCTCCACGCTAAAGTATGGCGGACTCGTAAATACCATATCGAAGTGTTCGTTATACGGTGAGAAGTCAAAATCTTCCGCTGGTGAACAATGAAATTCACACTTTCTATCGTGTTCAAAAAATCCCAAATGTTTTTGATAAAACTCCGATTGTTCTTTGTAGATAGGGTGGTTTTCCTTCCTTGGATCTAAACCAACATAGTGTTTACCGTGTTCACTAGCGTAGAATCCAGCTAACCTATCACCCCATCCCATTGAAAAGTCAAGTATGTTCTCTGACTCAAACATATCGTAAATTATCTTTGCCACATTTGGTTTGAACTGAGAACAGATGTACTTACGAAGTCCAATCATAGTTCTCAATATATTTCTATTTATCTTGGTCATTTTAAGTGAATATGCACTCCCCATGAGTGTCGTCATAAACTTATGAGTTTCCCAAGTTCGTTTAGGTCCTGGTGCTACCGAACCATCAACACTCCATCTATTTTCTATTTGAAAGTAGTTACTTGAAATGTTACCAGCATTTAATCTTCTAAAATACAATGGTTTCCCATCGTGTAGTAAATCATATGTGTATTCCGTTCCTTCTCTTGCGTACCATTCACCCTCTACCATGATTTCGTTCCATTTCATCCCTTTGAGTTTCATAAAATCTTTATAAGCTGATTTCTCAGTAAGATTAGGATACGGAAGTGGATAGTTCATTGCTACGGTAGCGAGACTTTCCTTCACATCCTCTTTATCAAATGTTTCTGTTATATATTTCCACTCTATCTCGTTTATTTCAAGATAGGGTTTCATATTCATAAATTTATCAAAATAATCTATATACATTAAAATCCCTTTAATAGTTGAATATTAACACCTAATTCTTCTGCTCTTAATCTTGCAAGTTCAAAATTTTCTTCAAAAATTTCTCTATTAGATTCATTTACACATATGTCTTGCGTCATTTCCATAGGATCCGTAGGACCAAGTTGTATAACATCCACTCCAATTTTATCTGCATCTTCAATCATTTTAACACACTCATGAACATTAATCGTGTTAATATTATTATTAATGTGAAGTTTATCCTTCTCACTATCTCTATTTTTACTATACTCAGTCATATTTTTTATTACCAAATCATAAGCATCTGCTATTCTTATCTTCTTATATGTTTCTCTACTTCCAGCATCTATTGAAACCATAATAGTATTTCTATCAGATGAATTCATCCATTTGGTAGAACTTTTTTTATTGATATACATCCCATTTGTAATAACACTCAACCATATATCTTTTTTAAAAGATTTGAAATCTAATCTGTCCAAAACCTCAAAAACTATGTCTTTATAAAATGGTTCGGCATAACCTTGTACATGAATTCTAATCAAATGAGGCATTAAGAATTTTATTCTATCCACTATATCATCAAAAAATGAAGTAGTATCATTTACAAAACCATCAATTCGCCTTGCACACATAATACATGCAGGATTAGTATCATCATTTGGAATACCAGGTCCTATATTACAATGAGTGTTAGGTAAATCAAGTTCCAACATCGATGGGTAATCACCATATTCAAAAGTATTTTTTTCGTTAGAATACCAAGATTTCCATTCAGGATTTTCTGATTGATTCATGTATGGACAACAACCAAATTCCTTACATAGTGAATGTAAAACCCCATTTCTCGTATCTTCTCTAATCTCCTCTAAGACATTATTTTTAGTCCACAACCTTTCAAATGAATTATGTAGCACATTTCCAATACCAATCTGTTGCCAACAACAATTAGTTATTTCTCCACCAGGACTAACTTTAAGTCTTGTCCAAGGTAAATCACAAAAGGCTGTTTCTGTACTCATTAAAAGAACTCGTGTTTAATTGTTTGTTTCATTTCATTTTTTATTTTTTCATAAAATTCTTCACCATAGGTTTCAATAAGTGCTTCCTTTGATTGTAACCAAATCTGTTTGACCACATTTTCCATCTTATCATCAAGTATTAATTCATCTCGTTTATTCTTATGTTTCTTTTTCAACTTGTAGTGATATTTCCCATCCACTACCTTATCCAACTCATAGTTATCAGGTTTTGGACAATGTAAATATGCCCAATTGTTAATCACCACACGACCTGATTTATTCTCTACTAATGGATATGTTTTACAAAATATAGGTCTTTCATTTCCTAAACTACAACCACTTCCATCCTCACTCAACAAATCACAACATCCATCTTGTGACCATTCGAGTTCTAAATCCAATCCAAACTTTTTTCTATACTTTTCTTGTTCTTGTTCTGTAATCTCGACATGAAAAGAATTGTGGTTACAGCAACCAAAGTTACATAAACCACACATTATCTTTTTTTCTAACCAAGCTTTAGAAAAAGTTGTGTTCGACTTGCTCATGTTTCCTTCTTAGTTCTCTATCAATGATTTTTTCGTATTCTGATTTGTGCCAATTTATTGGTTCGATGTATTCTAAGTCATACTCTTTGATACCAACATCCCAAAACAAAACCTTTTCAGATGGTTCTAAGTTCTTTACCATCCAATCCCATGCCTTTGCCTCATATGTTTGGTCAAGTGGTAAAGATTCATCCAATTTCAATTTATGTTGATATGGATATTCTGACTGAACCACATGAAATTCTCCGTCAAATTTAAGATCTTGACTGAGACGATCATACCACATTTTTTTGTTTTTATCAATATAACCACTCAATGCTACAGGATGGATAGTTTTAACATTTTTGTTATACAACTTACAACCTAATGCTACACCTAACATAGACAATCCACTTCCAGCTATTCCCACAACGGTATCTACACAGTCAGGAATATTTTTCACTTGTTGAGCAATAGTTTCCATCACTTGTTTTCCATTCATTCCAAATTTTATCTGAAAATAACCTGTTTCACCAACCAACTTTTTAGCATCAAGTTCGGGACCCGATATATTCGGATTCCCTACACCATATACTTTGGCACCAAACTTTTGAGATAACGAAGCATTCACTCTATAACTATCTCTAATGTGATCTGGATAATGTGGTATTGTAACCAAACATTTTAATCCAAAATACTTAGCAACTGCTGATGTGATACAACTTTGTGGTGATGGTATACCAGCAGCAGTTAATATCCCACCATTACAATCGTTTTTAATGTGGTCTAAATTATCATAGACAAGTTTAGAACATTGTCTAACTTTGCCTCCACTAACTCCACCGAGATTGAAAAGGTCATCCCTTTTGACAAGATAACCTTTGTGTTCTTCAATCGGTGTTAATTCATTTATCCAAGTATGAAAATGTTCTTCACTAAAAGTTGGGAAGTTGTCGAAATTAATCGACATCCTGAACTGCTACGAGGTAGTAAGTTGCGTCATAATCATCAACCTTAAAATTGATTTTTGACAAACCATCTTGAGCAACATATAATGTCGCACTTTCACATTCTTTATTTGCAGTAAGAACATCTTTAAATAGATTTGCGTTAAAAGAAACCTTTTCTATGTCGGATGACGATGTAGTCTCAACAGGAATCGTAACTCTATTTGTATTAATTGAAGAATAACCTATTACAAGTTTCACTCCATCATCATCGGTAATAACCGTAAAGGTATCGGTATCAGGTAATGCAGATTTACCACTAATGAATCTCTGAATGAAATTAGCATCCACTTTTATCTCAACTTGAAATTCAGGAAGTTGTTTTAAGGCTGGTGGTTGGTTGATTACTGATTTATCCGACAACATAAAGTTGACCTTAGATAATGAATCAGAAATCTCCACAGCGATAGCTTTATCTCCTGATTGAGTCAAATTAAGAGTTACATCATCATCCAAAACACCAAGTAATCTACTAAGTTGTTCTGTATCGTAAACTCCTAATTCTGAATCTTCGAATGTCCAATTATTCATTTTTAATTCACCAAGTAGTGCCTTATCACCAGTAATGAATCGAGTCGAAAGACTATCTCCTTTACTATTGATAACTACTGCATTCACATTACCACCTAAATGGTACTTATCAATGAATCGAGTTAATTTGTATTTATTCATTTATCATTTCTCCTTATATTAGTTGATATATACATATATATCAAAGTTATTTACCAAAATCAAAAAAATCTTTCTATACTCTGTTCTTCATCTACTGGCTTTCCCCAATCCAAACAATCGTAGAACATTTGTAATTTTTTAGTTAATGCTTGTCCATATATCTTATCATGGTCAATATGGTCATTTATAAATCTAAGTATCTCAGGTGGGTCCTCATGTCCTTTATAAGCAACTGCATTTAAACCCAATGGATTATTCTTCAAATACACCCAACGAATCTTATCTCCATTATTTATGAATTGATATTTTTTATCTTGTTTAAAATATCTAACCAAGTCATTATATGCTATTGCTGCTTTTACATGAACAGGAGTTCCCTTTTTAAATGTGGTAAACACAGAACTATTTTCTTTATCTTGTTTTTCCATATATTTCCATATTCCCTTTACACCCGTTGGTGATGAGATATCGTCAAGTTCATTATATTTCATATTCTTTCTGAATCGTGTTATTCTATGGTCTATCTTATCTTTTGGAACACTTGCTAAAATATCATCCAATACATCTGATAATAGTTTTCTAAATAGTGGTGCGAAATTACTACGAACCGTATCTAATCCCTTTACCATAGTCTTGTTTACTTGAACACCATTATCCGATATAATCTTCATACCATATCTTTTTTTCACGATGAACAAACCTGACTTTGCTACAATCTCTTGTTTGATTTCAAAACGATGTTTATCAAGATTACAGAACTTCTTAGCGAAGTAATTGTAACTATCGTTGAGATAACCTTGAACCTCAGTTGCTATCTCATTAATTCTTTGTGTCATCATTACATCACTCAACTCTGTATTTGGAAATCGTTTTTTAACCAATGGAACTGCCGAATAAAATACAGAATCGGTATCTATGTAAATACAATAGTCTTTATCCGTACCCAATTCCTTATTATAGAAATGATTACCAATTTTTTTGGTAAATTTTATTAACTCTTGACCTGTTTTTGTAGTGGCCTCGGCGTTATCCAAATCATAGAATCTAAATACAGGTAAACCCAATACACCATACATGGAGTTCAACACAATCTTTTGAATATGTTGTCGTCTGTTAAAATAACCATATTGTTCTTCATCACCAGCATCACCAAACTTTTTGGCCAGTTTCCTAAACTCTTTTCGCTTGTCAAACCACTCTGCTAATAATGTTGGAATCAATCCTTTTTTATCAGTTCTATATATAATACCATTGTTGGATACTGACACATGATTTTTATCAAAGAAATCCTTCAATTCAGTTTCAGTAAATTGTCCTTTTTTCTTACCATTCATAATGATAGAATAAGTTTTATTCCTACCACTAATAAATTCCTTTGGATTCCACCCTTCAATTTTACCAATCTTTGTTTCAGGTGATATATTCAAACTCATAATGATTGATGGATACATACTTGTGATATCCAAGTCATAAACCCAATCGTGTTTACCTTTCTGTGGGTCCTGAACATAAGCTCCTGTAAACTTACCATCTTTCTTCACATCATCTCTTGGTGTTTTGTTTGGAGCTACAACACCGAGTTTTTTCAGATACACCAATATAGCACCTTCCAAAAATCTTGAGTCATATTGTATATCTTCATACGGAACATGACCTACATGACAAATACCTCGAGCGACATCTATAAAGTCTAACTTATCATCTAACTTCTTTACAATTCTAACATCGTGTATGTTATATTTTACAAAATCATTTAAGTTATTTTCATATAGGTCATTTAGTGTTCCTTCGTATGAAATCTTATTTGTTCCAACTTCTGATACACCAATATCATCCAATCTATAACTTGGTTTGGAACTAAATGTGAAGTTTTTATATAACGCTAGATAATCTAAACAACTCACACCTGCTATCATAAATCTCTCACGAAATTTATTCCAATAAACATTTGAAATTGGTGAAAGACAATCAGCAACACTTTGTCCAACTATCTGAACTGAACGATTATAAAGATATGGAATATCAAAACCATCTATGTTCCAACCTGTTATTATGGTTGGTCTCATTTCTAAATATTTAGCATAAAACCTTTGTAATAAAGCAAACTCATTATCGAATGTTTCTACACTTACATTCTTCCCCCATTCATCAGGAACAAGTTTTTCTTTCTCATCAAGAACAAAACACCAATAATGGTCGGTTTCGCTATCATGTATTGCGATAGAAGTAACTTTATTTTCTGCCTTTTGTGGACTTGGAAAACCTTCGGTTACTTCTACCTCAATATCGATTATCATAATACGATGTCCTACTGATGGTTCATCACTATTAGTGTACATATCAATAAGAGTTCGTGTTTCAGGATTGATGTCACTTTCGTGTAATCCTTCTACACTTTTATCCCACTTATATGTCTTTTTTAACCTATCACCATATAGAGAAACATGAGTTCCATAATTATCTTTTATGTAAGCGTACCTTTTATAAGGCACGATTACATGACCACTCTTGTCATCCCATATATGTACTTTATTCTTACGACTTTCGTAATATATGTTTTGGTACAATGTAACCTCTTAGTTTATACTTGATCTTACGAAATATATCCGAAATAATCAAGTGTTTTTTTGCTAATATTATTGTTCTTCTTTTGCTAATTTCTCAAGTACCTTTTGAGAATTTTTTTCTGCCTTTTCTCTGTTGATGTGTATTTGTTTTGCCAGAGTTTCTACTCTTTCATGTGACGCAGCTGATACTTGAATTCCACCTTTAATATGTTCACTCAATATATGATGAGTTGCCTGAGTTCTAGCTGCATCTAATTTAGAGTCTTGGTCTACTTCTATTTCGGGTATATCTTCAACCAATGGTTCAATTTCTACCACTTCTTCAACCTCATCTTCTACCTCATCTTCTACTTCGACTTCCTCAACCTCATCTTCTACCTCATCTTCTACTTCGACTTCCTCAACTTCATCTTCGAGATGCTGGTTGAGTTCATCTATTAAGTCAGCCTTTGAGTGTCTCTTGTCTAACTCAATACCAACTTCCCTTCCATATTCTTCTATTTCATCTTTAGTCATTGATGAAAAATCTAAATCTGCCATTTTGTTTCTCCTATTTTATTTACATATTGTTTTAATTAATCTAGCACTAACCTTGTATGGATCACAATTTGATGATGGTCGTCTATCTTCTAAATAACCACAACCATCTACTTCTACCTGCCACGGAATACGAATTGAAGCTCCCCTATCTGAAACTCCGTAACGGAATTCGTCAATAGAACAAGTTTCATGTTCTCCAGTAAGTCGTTTTTCATTATCTTCACCATACTCTTTTAAATGTTCTTTTGTAAATTCACCTAATTTTTCACATGCATTTATTATCTCTAAATACCCACCTTCATCTCTCATATAGTTTGTAGAGAAATTGGTATGACAACCTGCACCATTCCAATCTCCTTCGATTGGTTTTGGATGTAATGAAACTGATACATCATGTTTCTCACAAATTCTTTCCAATAACCAACGAGCAACCCATAAATCATCACTTATATGTATTGAACCACCTGCACCAATCTGATATTCCCATTGACCTAACATCACTTCTGCGTTTGTACCACAAATACTGATACCAGCTTCGATACAAGCATTTAAATGTTCTCTTGAAATCTTTTCACCTATATTTCTACCACAATAATAATCCCCTTGTGGAGCTGGTTCTCCATTTGATGGCCATCCTAATGGTACTGAACCATCAAACAATGTATATTCTTGTTCAAAACCCACCCATTCATCATAATACCCCTCTAAATCTGCAATGGTTTCCTCTAATAATCTTCGTGTATTTGTTTCATGTGGTGTATCATTTACATTCCATACCTCACACAATACTATTGAACTATTCACCTCTAATGGATTAGGATAGTACCTAACTGGCTTTAAAACACAATCAGAATTGTTTCCATCTGCCTGTTCTGTTGAACTTCCATCAAATCCCCAAATGGGTGCATCTTTTTTACCAAAATCTTTTACTACTTTTGTTTTATATCTTATTTGTGTTGGACTACAACCATCCAACCACAAGTATTCTAATTTATGCATATAATTCTCCATTGTAAAAAATGGGGGCTATATTTCAAACCCCCAAATTTACTTTTAGAAATTAACACTAAGTCCTAAGTTGAAACTTCTTGGTGTTCCCAAGAAAACTTCAGCGTTATGAGCTAGGTGAAGTTTATCACCATACCCATTATACTTAGAGTTATCAACCGCGTCTTGAACGAATACTTCGTCAAGTGCGTTAAATAGATGACCTGTTAGAGTAAAGTCGTATCCACCAATCTTTGGTAAACTATAAGCTACATGAAAATCTAACTTACCATAAGATGGAGTTTTCCATACTTGTGCTCTATCTGCGTCACCATCAACCTCACGAGAATCAGGACTCCAATCAGAATAATGATTGTCATAATATTTGTAAAGTCCTTGTACACTTAATCCCTTAATTGGTTTAATTGTTAAACCACCAACATATGATGTCTGTGGCATATCACCAACTTTAAGATTGTTTAATGCATATTCATATTCCGTAGAAGTCTGACCAATAATTTGGTTATCATCATTGTATTCCATTTCTGTATAATCACCTTTTGCGTCACCATCGAAATACCAATCACCAATACTAACTGCTACATCTAAGTCAACCATTTCGTGTAGAGCCACTTTAGACTCTATCTCGAAACCACTATGACTTTGATTCACACCAGTTAAGTAAATGATATCAGTATCACCTGAATCACCTTGGCCTGTGGTTACAGATTTGGTAAGGTTTCTATCTTTCCATTGAGTGTTATAATAACTACCCTTGATAGCAACCAATCCACTTCTGTACTCACCACCTATTTCAGTTGAGATGAACTTCTCGTTATCAGGATTCTGTGAAACATTACCATCATAGTCAATCACATTATCCAAGATTGGTGGTTTTTGAACATATCCAGTATTGACGAAAGCTGAAAGTCTATCGTCTAAATTGTATGATGCTCCACCTTTTACTTGGAAAGTATTGATTGCAGGTGCTGATACAAAGTTGTCGATATCGTTTCCATCTTCATCTTTGTTAACAGCGAAATGATCTTCATAGGTATACTTAATAGATGAAACTCCACCCATACCATATAGGTTAAGTTTATCTGTTGTGTAGTTACCTTGAACAAATCCACCAATCCAATCAACTGTGGTTTCATTATGATAAGCGATAATATCACCAAGTCCAACTCTCTTACCATCAGGTGCGTTATCATCGGCGTAATCTACATAGTAGTCTCCACCTAAAAGATCACGAACCTCACGAGCGTGTTCGATACCCGCTGTTCTCCAATCAATACCAACTTGAACTTCAAGTTCGTCTGACACATCATAGTTTAACTTTGAGATTAAACCAATAGTGTTTTGTCTATTGATTGAATTACGAAGAATACCAGTTGAACGATTTTCAACATCAGAGAAAGCAGAATCTACATTAGCAGAGTTCTGAGCAATCTCAGCATCCCAATCCCATGTCCAAGGTGAACTTGCGTACCAAGGTTCTCCTTCGACTGCTGGTTTACGAGATACACTACCATAAGTTCCTGTACCACCACCAGAACCACCACTCCAATACAATACTGAACTTAGTCTTGTTTGGTCGTTAATGGTTAAGAAATGGTTAAGGTTAACTAATGGTTTATGAAAGAAGTTTTCTCTTTCATTCAGAAAATCAGGACTAAATCTATCAGTTGTACGAGCTCCGTACATATACCAATATTGTTGTCCTTTATAATCTGAATTTATGGGTGCGACATTTTGATTGAAGAATCTACCAGCTTCGGTTTCAAACTTCTCACCTTCAGCAAATGCTGTTGGATCGTAGCCATTACCTTCGTCATCAAACCCAATATCTTTAGCCAACTCTTGTGAGTAGGTTGCGATATTTTGTTTGTATAGATTCTGTCCGTGTCGTTGTGGTGCTCCAATAGCATACAACTCAAACCTTTGTTTGTTACTTAGGGCGTAAGAACCACCGAAGTAGTATGCCCAAGCATCTGTCCAAGTTCCATCAATGAATCCATCACCAGTTTTACGAACTATCGTTCCACTAAGTGCTAGTTTATCACCGATTAAACCTGAGTTATAGTTTAGAGTTGTTTTTAGAAAACCACCTTCACCAACTTCTTGTTTTACCTTTCCACCCTTTTCATGCTGAGCAGGATCGGTAATGATGTTCATAGTTCCACCAATTGAAGGTGTAGCTAGATTAACAGCTGATAGACCTCTTTGCATCTGAATTGAGGAAGTAGCATCTCCTACCCCATCCCAATTAGACCAATAAACCCATCCGTTCTCCATATCATTTTGAGGAACTCCGTTTATCATTACTGCTACATTTCGTTGGTTGAATCCACGAACATTGATACGGGCATCACCCGCACCACCACCTTGTTGAGTTGCGTATACACTTGGTGTAGTATTTAAAATCATTGGAATGTCTTGTGAACCAAGTCTTACTTCCATTTCCTTTTTACTAACCGTAGTATAAGCAACAGGTGTTCTTTCATCAGCTCTTGAAGCTAGTACTTCGAGTGCTGACATAGTAAGTGCATCAATCACAAGTGTGAAATCGACACTTACATCTTCTTTACCCACCGTAACTTCTTTAGT